TGAACAATTTGCGTGAACCCTGCACCGTAGCGACGTATAATAAAGCAGAACGTCAGCTTTCCCGTGGTGCCCAAAAATTGAAGTTCCGCTGTGATCGTCGGCGTGAATGGATGGCTGCAAAAATGCTGATTGACGGAACTTTGTCATATCAGGTTGCAGGCGGTCTTAAATTTTCCGTCAGTTACGGTATTCCGACAAGTCATTTGATTACGTTGGCAGATGCCCGTAACTGGAAAGACGGGGCTTCCCGAAATGCAGTGGAAGACATTTTTGACGCCAAACAGACTCTGGCCGATGATGCGATGATCAAACCGAATTATGCCATTTGCAATTCCCAGATGTTAAAAGTCCTGTTGTTCGATACGAATATTCAGGCTCTTCTGAAGAAAAGTGATTTCGGTAATGGTGATCTGTTCAGCAATCCGTCAGGTGTTATCGGAACTCTTCTGGGCATTGGTAATCTCATGCTGTATGATGAGCTTTACGAAGTTCAGGCATGGTTGACTACAACCACGGCTTCCGGCACCACGATTTATCTGGATGATGTGTCCGACTTTGAAGTTGGTGGCAAAGCTCGTTTCGTAAATATGGTTACTTATAATACTTACGAAGATGAGGTGATTACTGCCGTTGATAAAGCGAATGGTACCATTACTGTCGGCGCCGCGCCTACGGGTACGTTCGTAGGCGGTCGTGATAAAGTCATCATGCGTAAGAAGTTCATCCAGGACAATGAATTTTTGATGTTCTCGGATACACAGAACGGGACAAAAATTGCAGAGTTCATGGAAGCTCCTTATGGAAACACCCGTCGTTGGGGTTTCTACGCCGATACGAAGGATGAATGGGATCCTGAAGGTGTGTGGCTTCGTGTCCAGGACAAAGGTTTACCGGTTCTTTATTATCCGGACACCACTTACAAGATCACCGCTTTTGATCTTGATGAGTATTAACCAATAACCGGGAGGCTTTTCAATCATGAAAGTTGAATTACTTGTTAATTTGAAAGTAGCAAGCGGCAAGATAATTTCAGCGGGTACAATTTTCTCTGATGAGAAAGAACCCATTCCTGAATTTATCGTAAAAAGAATCCGTAGGGGGATGGCAAGAATCATTGCTCAAACACCGGCACCGTCCCCCGTACCGGTTAAAGAAGTTAAACAATCAGTCCCGGTTCCTGTTCAAGAAGAAAAACCTGTTGAGCAGGAAAAGGAACCTCAGATTAGAACTGAGGATAAAAAAATGACGATGACAAAGGTTCCTAAACCGTCAAAAGAGCAAAGTAAAAAGAAGATTGTTCGATAAGGGGTAAATGGATATGGAATTAAATAATGCCGATGAATTGACAGATTATTTGAAGATTCAATTAAGTTCTTTGTCCACTCTTATTACAGAATACGGTTATGAACTTGTCTGTGATCAAGCACTTCAAGAGTTGGGGTGGTCTTATCCAATGACCACCCCAACTAAAGTGTCTTGGGCTATTAAACGGGGAACAAGACATTCGATTTATTTATTGATGCTTGCCTCTGCTTATAAATTCAAATATAAACAAGTAAATCTCCAACATCGTTTTGATCATTTCAAAAGTCTCATTGATTCGATGGATGCCGAATTTACGGAAGCTTTAACCACTGACACAGCTTTATTTGCTGGAGTTGATTCTTATAAAATGTTTGGTACTAAGATTGATGCTGGCTTTGCTTATGATTCTATCGGAAATGATGTTACCTACAACACTGATCGGTTAGTTAATTTCACTCCTCTTGAGGTTTAATATATGGCTGGTCTTGGTCCGGATATTGAAGAAGTCTATACCGAACTTGGAACAGTCATTACGATTGTTAATCGCACTCCTCAAGTATCGGAAAAAATTCTTTATGAAATAAATGCTCAAGGAACGAAACCGTTTATTCGTGAGCATCATCTTGATTGTACATTTCCATATAACACCTCTCTTGTTGTTGGTGATATTTTTTATATGCCTAAAACAGGGCGTTATCATATGGTAATGAACTTGACTCCTGATTTATTTGAGGATGAGATTGTTGAATACAACGGAGTTATTTATTTGTGTAATTTGTCGGTAATGGCTCATGTTTTACGTCCTGTTGAAATAAGAGACACAGTAACATACAAGATGATTTCGGGATGGCAAGTTATTCATGATGCTCCAATATATGGTCTTATGTCAGATCGTATTTTTGGTTCTGAATTAAATGAAGAACCTGTTGTTGGGCAAAGCCAACTTTGGAAGATTGACTTATATATTCCAAAATGGTATAATGTTCAGCCATTAGATAGATTGGTTATATCTGCCACAGAATATTATAAAGTGGAAACAATTGAAGCTTATAATTACCCTGGAGCAGTTGTGGCTTTATTGGTTGAAGATAATAGACCAATGCATACTATTATAGGTGATGAGGTTTACAGTGATTAAAATTGGATTTGCAAAAAATGATATGGGCATTATTTTAACAGCCATTGGAAAGCTCAAATCAACTTTGACTTCTGGTCCTAATTTACTGACAAGAGAGGCGGCAGAAGCTTTAACCAATAAATTAAGAGAGAATATCATAAGACAAACATTCGGTGATTTTGGAGAAGAACATTCAAAAAAGTGGGCCGCTCATAAAGCGATGGTTAATAAACATCCTGGGCAGTATTGGATTTATACGGGATTGCTTATGAAGCAAATTAATTTTCGTCGGATAGGAAAAGATAAGTTTTGGGTGGGCATTGATCGAGTACCCGGGGATAATGATCCTGCTTTTTACGGTCCGATTCTTGAAGAAAAGAGACCGTTGTTTCATAATACTGTTATTGAATATATGCCAACATGGAATGCTGAAGTAGTTGGTTTATTCCAAAGAATGAAGAGAGATTGGAAATGAATGCATTAGCAAAAGAAAGTAATGTTAAAGATTCCTTAAAAAAGTATTTTGTTGATGCTTTGGGTGATATTGTTACTTTTGATTTGTCTTTGAAAGAACCCGATATTCGTAAATCGGGAAGTGCTGCTATTAAGCAGTGGTATAATGTATCTTTTGGTCAATTTGGGAGAAATGCTTTAGCTGACTATACTTTTGAAGTTTACTGCTTGTCACGACAGGATACCGAAGGAATTTTGCTATCTGTGATGACAGATGTTTTGTTTAATTTGTTGGTTGATTCAACAAAAACAGATGGAATGCGGAGAATACCTATTTATGATACGGAGAATATTCCTTGGAATTTGTTAGGAGCAATGGTTGTTCAAGAAATTGGGGACAATGTTCCGTTTCAACTGCCTGAGGATGAAACAAAAATAAAAATTTATTCGGTGAGGTTGAGATGGGGACTAACAATCTGAAAACAACATCTTTTGTTGTTTGCGAAAAATGCGGAAAGAAACTTATTGAAAGAAAACCTAATGGGATTTTTCATTTTATATTTGGTAAACCAGGAGAAAATAATTCAACTGCCCCGGTTGATTTATATATACAAGGCAATTTGAAGATTAAATGCCTTAGAAGGTCGTGTGGTCATTGGCAAGTATTAACGTATTTACCCAATGTCTTTCAATCAAGTGAAGAGCTTGAAGCCAACTGTGAACAAAAGAAACTTTAAGAGGAGGTTATTTTATGTTAACAAGAACAGGTCCCTTGACCAAAAATCCGCAAGCGGTTGCTCTCGGATTGGCTCAAATTAGAGTAGGGGCGGCTGCGGCAAATATTTCGTATGCTACTCCGAAATTATTGGCCACTGCTTCCATCGGTGCTTTAGCAAACACCAAATTTAATGGCAAAACCGATTATTGGAAACTTGAATCGGGTTTCCCGCTGCTTGAAGATTACACGCTGCCTATTCGTGAAGCTTGTGCGCTTGAATGCGGGTTCAAAGAATTGTCGGTTGCCAATTTGTCTCTGGCCCGAGGAATTGATCCGTCTGAACTTGACGAGTATGATACCAGTATTGCTCTTGGTGGTCTCGTTGCTCCTGATTATGTGAGAATGGAAGCAGTTTATACATTCCCGGATAATCAAAGTCAGATGGTCATCATCTTCCCCAGAGCCAACGTCGTAA